CAAATTGTCTTTGATTTACAATTGCGTCAGATAGCAATTCACCTGATTGTTTTAATGATGTGTGTAACCTTGATGCGTATGGAAATGGCATTATGTATTATAATATATTATAAATATTTTAATTTGTTTCCAATTTCTTTGAAATAACTGCCGTTATATGATGTGTTTTTTGTTAGTGCTTTTGACAATGTCTTGTCGCTCATTTGTAATTGTTTAATACAATCGTATTTACATATAAATTCCCGAGTTAAATTATTATTGGCGTCATATTGTCCGATGCCGTTTTTATATAGTATTGGATCTCCGTGTGTTTTAATAAAATTTTGTGTTAAGGTCTTGTCACATTCGTCATATAATTTATAGTAGTGTCCCTTCGTTAATGTAAAGTTTTTTACAGGAACATCTAATGCCGACGACGATTCATAACCATTAAAATGTGCCGCTGTTTTTCTGTCTAAATATACATTTAATATTTCACTCTTATTACCACTTAGTTTGGCAATGTAACCTAAACTTTGAACCTTGGTTTGTTTTGTTGGCTTTATGTTATGGATTATATTGGCATCTAGTTCTCTGTCTACAAATACCCAGCGGAAACCATTATAAACTGTGTTTTCTAAAACAGCCTTGTTAATACTTGGCCTTTTAATATTATAGTCTTCTTTCATTGCTTCTGAAACACTTTCATATACTTTTATGAGTTCTAATGTCTCCGGATTAATCTTTTGTAAACGTGGTCCAAGCGTGACTAGTGGTTCATTAAATCCAGTCACTACTTTGGTCTCCTTAGTATTCAGTTTACTTAATATTTCGTTATTTGCCTTTTCTAGGTTGTCTATTTTACATGACATTTGCTTAACTATTTGTAATAGTTCTTGTATTAACAAATTATCATTATTTGTGTTTTTCATTTCAAGCATAAGACGGAGTTGTTCATTCTCCAGTTCTATCTTATTCGTATCATTTGTATTAAAATATTTAATATTATTGTTGATAATATCCAATAATGTTTTATAAGAAAGGTTTTTACCAATTAAAAATAATTCAAGTTCTGTCTCATGTCCTTTTAAATCGGAAACTCGATTACCTCTGATAGTTTCGTGATTGTGTAAAAAACTCTCGAAATCTTTGCTTTTGTTGACGGCAAAGCAATCCAGCAATAAACACTCTTCGTATTTTGATTTATGTTCCTTGTATCTATCTATCACGCCTCTACGGCTTTCTCCTAGCTTTATAATGTATTGTTTATTTTCAAATGTTTTGACTTTAATGATATACACAATGGAACCAATAGTGGCATACTCTTTGAGTAATATTTTCTCTCTTTCTAGAATTTTTTGCTGTTCTAATTTTAATTCATATTCTTTTGCTTTTTGGTCTTCTACTGTTTTAAATTCATTCGATTGTTGTAACAGTTGTTCTTGTAAATTGTATACTCCATTTAATCTTATTTCTTTTATGACTTCACATACCCAATTTTGAAATTTTTCAGCAATTGGTTTTCTTGATTTAAATAATACTTTATATAGACCTTTTTCAGTAAGAAATGTTACTTGTTTTGGTCCAGTAGACGTGTCCATAGTATGGACATGTCTTTCAGTTTCATCAAAATATTGAATTGATGTTCTAATATTTCCCATTTCTAAAATTTCACCTATATCACTTGCTCTAAATAAAGGGTCATTAATAGTCCCCTTTATTACTATATCAGTGTGCATATTATTTGCGGTAAAAGCCTTAACTACTTCCATTATTGTTCTGTAATATACTATATTACATGTCTTTAAGTTGTTTTTTGTGTTATATATTATTAATTGTAATAATACCTATATTTTCTTTACTTCGCAAGTTGGAGAAGCAATGTTATATTGTTTTTTGCTTTAATAATTAAAAAGCGTTAAATTAATTATTAAAATATGATATAAATTCTGAGACGATACATCGTAACAGTTCGCTTAATTTGAATAAGCCAACCCTCCCATGCCCGACATAATTCTCAACACGTTGTAGTTGGTAGCATAGACACGGACCTTGGCAGTCTTGGTTCCCTCAACGGTGGCGTTGGAGAGGACAAGCTGTAAAGTGGCGTTATCTATTCTTGAGAAGTTGCACGTGCCGCTGGGTTGGTGTTCCTCAGGGCGGAGGGCAAAGGAGTACACGTTGATACCCTCATCAGGGTTTCTGGTGTGCGCCTGGTAGGGTTGGACCCACGAGAAGTAGGTTCCTTCGCGCTCAGAGAAGCGGTCTTGGCCGTTAAGTTGGAGCTTAGCGGTGACGACGGGGTTCTGTCCCCAGCAGTGGAGGTCCAAAGAGGTCTCAGTCAAAACGAAGGTACCAGCATCAGAGACGGTGGAGTTATCATTGTGGCCATTGGACAGATCCTTGAGGGCAGCGAGGATAGAGGGGTCAACACCGAGGTCAGGGTTTTGGGGGACAGGGACGCCTCCCAAGTTGGCCTCATTGTAGGGGTTTTGGGGACCGTGCCAGTATCCAGTGAAGCCAGCGGGGATATCATAGTCAAGAGCACCAGCATCATCGAAGAGACCACGGGCATCAATGTAAGCACGCGAGTCAGCAGCGACGGCAGCAGGGCCACCGAAAGCATGGATGGCATTGGGGAGCGCATCGATGGCATCAGTGTAGTTGAAGGGTTGGGCACCAAGGACCTTGAACAAGAGAGCATCGCACACCAAAGATGAGCAATAGTCAACGTTCTGATCGGGTTGGACGACCCAGATAAGCTCCTTAACGGGGTGGTTAAAGTTGAGCTTGATCTTATTGGAAGATGAACCAACAGACTCATCACCAGTGAATTGGAGCTGGGTGATGAGGTACTCGTGGGGGTTCTGGGCAAATCTGCGGCGCTCGTCAGTGTCCAAGAAGACATAGTCGACGTACAAAGAGGCAGCAACGAGTGACTGGTTGTAGGCGATGGCGGCAGGGACGGGGCGGCCAGGGGCATATTGGCCAGAGGCGGTGATGGGGTTGGAAGCATTGGAGTTGCAAGACAATGTGGTAACAGCCCACAAGCACTCATCAATAGGGCGGATATCAAGGTTAATTTTTACTTCGTGATACTGTACATCACGATTTTACCCCACCTTTCGGTGTATTTCATGTTTCTAGGGAGTAGACTATATCTTAAGCCTTCAACAGAGATGATTAATCTCTTCAGACCCAAAACCGTTTAGTCGTTGAACCTTCTCCATAATCTTATCATTGTGATCGTAGGAGCTTGGCTGCGGATTATCTATTTCTAAGGGAACCAAGGTTCCCCTATGACCCCTCCTTTTAAAAGAGGCATAGGGCTTGTTAGTTTCCTTATCATACGAGACATTTTTACCATACCCGAGTTCACATCTCGGCCACTGTAAACTTTCATTTACAGCTTGGTAGTCGTCGTCTTTAAGAACTTCCCGCAATTTGGTCTTGTCGCCACATGGCTGAGCGGTTCAGTAACATGTGACTAGCATCTGGGGATGACAAAAGTCATTTTGAGCCCCTAACAAGGTTTCTCTAAAACAGTTCTCATATGTTTTAGGTTGGATGCTTTTCTGCCCTACAGTATTCAAGGCAATCAAAGGGAGAGCCAAACCAGGGTTGGTGCAAAACCAAAACTGGAGAGGGATATAAAGGGTGGTTTCAGGGAGGGCGTTTCTGGGAGCGCAAACTTGACGGGGAGCCAAGGAGTCGCAAGGACCATCAACCTCAGAGAAAGAGGGATCAGTGATGAAGGTGAGTTGGGTGGTGTTACCAATCATCTTGAAATATCCCTTTTGTTGCTCAGCGGTCATGGTGAGCTGGTTCCAGATGTGCATCCAGTCACCATATTGACGGTCAATTCTTTGGCCACCAATCTCAACCTCAACCTGAGCAATGAGTTGCTCACCGGGGAAGTCCAACCAACGGGCATAGACACCCGAGCCGGAGCCAACAGCGAATGAGGCAATGCCCATCAGCTGGTTGATCTCAGGAAGAGTGACTTGCAAGTATGTTCTGTAAGCAAGATCACCGTTTCTGGAGATAACACATTGGACTCTGCGTCCGAAATCGGCCTGGCCGTTGAAAGTTTGCTCGATCGATTCGATGGCAAAGTTAGTATAACGTCTGTAAGTGACCTTCCAGAACGTGATTTGAGGATTACCTGTACATTTCCTCTACCTTATTTTTCAATAAGGATTAGACTATATCTTAAAATGAATTTATTCTATTTGTTTATTTTCTTTACTGAAAACTAGTTCTTTATTAAATATAAATTCACTCGAAAACCATTTAGTCGTTGAACCTTCTTCTTTAAATTTTTCTATTTTAT